TCGCTGTACTTAGCCCTAGCCGTTTCTTCACGCTCGTGATACCCATCAAGAATCTCAGCTTGCTGTTTCTGGAGTTCCCGCTGCTCAATCAGCTTGTAAGCCTTGGCCTCTGCGTAAGCATCAACCGACTCAAACTGATCTTGCGGAGGTAAGTCCACTGCCACTACTGGCGCAGGCTGTCGCTCTCGTTCCCACTTTCGCTGCTCTCTTGCGAGGCGTTTACCAATAGCGGCGTCAAGTTCCTCTTGCGAGAATGTCTTAGCTGCTACTTCCGGCGTTTCAACTACAGGTTCTGGAGTAACCGCCGTGGTTTCCAGTTCCGGCGCGGGGGCTAATTCCGCTACTTGCTCTACATCTGACATTTTTGAATCCTAAGATTCCCTGGTCATTGGGCCAGTACAAATATTATAGTCCTTGTCCAGGTGTGACGTAAAGAACACAAGAAGACGCCGCTGTTGCGGTGAAGAATGAGGTTGGCGGGAAGTTGAACACTTCCACGGCGCCAGCCACAATAGGGATGCCGTTGCCGGTGGTGGTGACTGCTGCGGCATTGGTAACCGCAATAGCCGCCGTTGCGCCAACGCCCAAGAAGGCGGTTACCGACCCCACATTGACCACTCGGTATTGGTTGGTGGGCGGTGTGACTGCCGTAAAAGTCGGCAGAATCTGCGCGGCTGTTGGGGCGCTTGAATTAGCGGTAATCACAACGGTTGGGCCGTTTGGAAAAAATGCGGATTGTTCGTTAGCCATGTTTGTCTTTCAAGGTTGTTCAGCGGCTCGTGCCTCAACTTCATACGGATTCATTTTATAGCCATAGCGCAGCATCCACCATGTGTACTTGATAGCGTAGATCAGCTTGCCATCCCGCCGCATCTGTTCCAAGTGCGTCATTTCATGCCTGATTAAGGCGTTGTTCAACTCATAGCCCGGAGCCATGTAAATGACGTTCCAAAAGCTAGTCCAGCCCTGGAAGCCACAGGCTTTCATGTACAGCAGGATTGGGCCTTTGGCGGTGCGGATCATGGTTTGTCAGCAGCAGCCTTGTACGTAGCCACCACAGCCGCCGTATGCGTTGCCTTGCAGATAGCTTTTACTCGGGCATCTTCGGCGCTGTAGTCATCGCCGGGAGCGACTACGTGGCGGTGAAATGAGCCGCTGATCTGTTTACCGTCTTCAAGAATAGCAGTCTTGGTGCGAACTTGCACAGCGCCGCTTTCAACAACTTCAATCAGATCAACAGAGATAAATTTTTCCAGAGCCTTTGTTTCCAAAAACATCTTCCGATGTAATATTAAAGTTAAACTAAATTAGCCATTGATTTCCAAGTGCCAGGAGTGCCAGCAACCGTACATACAAAACCTTGTGGTTGTCCTGCTGCTGGGGCGCTATTATAGACAGTATCTCCAACAAACCAATATCCTGTAGCTGGTGGAGCAGCTAATAGAGGAAAAGGTTTGATTTGTGTAGTGTTTAAACCTGTATAGAAGGTGGGACTAATGTCAACTGTGTTGGATGCGTAAAGATTAGGCCCAACAGTAAAAGTATCAATCTTTGCTGTTTGACCAATTAACAAGCCAGTTGAACACCCAATAATTTCGTTGTTAGCAATTAATCCATTTGAAATAACAAAATCTTCGCTGTAGCACATAATTCCAATACCAACATTTGCGTTACCATTACAAGAGTTACCTATAATTTGAACACCAGTTAACGGATCAAGGTTTGCAACTAATCGAATAGCAGTAAAAGGCGAAACAGTAGAAGTTATAATAATATTATCTATAATCTTAATCTCAGCACAAAAATTACGGACTAGAATACTTGTTTGTTGGCCTCGGATAGTGTTATTAGAAACAATAACATTTTCGCAAAATTGTGTTCCCGCAGTGTCTCCACCCGTCACCAAAATACCGTTAGATGCCCCATTACCAAATATGTGATTGTCACTAATAACCACTTCTTGTGCGCCAGTAACAACTACGCCAATATTACCATCAGTATTGTCAACTACATTTCCTGTAAATACGATACGTGAAACTTCAATACCCGAACCCCAATTTGCGCCGTTAATTTGCATATTTGGGCCAGTATTACCTCGAAACAAACAATTTGTAACATAAATTTGTGATGTTGTTTGACCAGCAGACGGTTCAATGTCAATACCACCTTGAGGTGAATGACCATTTGTATTAAGAAATTTACACCCAATAAAATTAATGTTTCTGCCTGATTCCAACGATACGCAATTACGACCACAAGCATCAAAAGTTACGTTGTCAAACATTCCGTTTGTTGGAGAAGTTGAACGATCTTCGTGGTATACCCCTTCGTATGAACCTCCATAAATTACACAGTCACGCACAACATAATCTTTTGACCACGTTCCACTAGGTGAGCCAGTTATTGATCCAATTTCTAAAACTGGCAATGATGGTGTAGTGTTGCCGCTACCATCAAACCGTAAACCTTCAAGTCGCCAACCACTTACTTCAAGGGCTTGGATAACACGGGCGTTAGTGCCAACTGTAAGATACAACCCGCATCCTTCACCTGCGCCGATCAAATTAACATTGTTTTTAAGCTGTATAGTTGCATTAATTTCATAGTAGCCGTTAATTAATACTGTCCCGCCTGTATTTGGAAAACTGTCAATTGCTGCTTGAATAGCAGACACATTAGTGGATGCGTTACCCCCAACAACAGCGCCAAAATCTTCAACATTTGCTACATTTGCAGCAATCATTGAATAAGTTACACGGGTAAGAGACATATAGACTCCTCAAACAAAATAAGTACAGGAAAACCAAACACCGCCAACAGCAGCGTAGCCCCCCATAAGATAAAGCCTTCCACCATTTGATGCACTTACACCAAACCAACGTGCATATGCATAATTGTCGTTTGTGCCTGTGCCACCGGGAAAATCGTATGCAGGTTCAAAAGGTAAATTATTAAAATAGCTTGCTACCGCACCAGCAATGTCGGTGGTTGCTGTAGCAGTACCCCTAACAGTTACTTGGCGACCAATTTTTGTGTAAGTGCCACTTGAAGCGTAAGTTCCGTTAACAGTTTGAGTACCTTGGCCCGGCGTCCAAGTCCCCTCCTCATAGTCAGCCAGCAACTCGCTGGTCATTGTTCCAGTGCCTGATGATGTAATAGAAAAGTCAATGCCTTTGCCTGCTGTCCCGATGACTAGGTTGCCTGTAGACAGGTTTACATCACCAGACAGTGTAGGCGAGGCAGATAGAACCGTGTTGCCAGTGCCTGTGCTGGTGGTTACACCTGTACCGCCGTTAACAACGGGCAAAACGCCTGTAATCCTGCTGGCGTTGATGACTGAATTTGCTACTTTTAACATGGCGATTCCTAGTTGTAAACAACTTCAATAATGGATGTGTCGGGCGGTGCTTCAGTAAAAGTTACCGTGCCGCTGGTGACAGTGTAGGTATTGCGGTTCTGGTACACGCCGTTGATGTAGATAGCGGTGAAACCATTGACCACCGAGAAGGCCAATGTTGTACCGTCACCCGTAGCATTAGAGGCAAAGGTGCTGCCGTTGATGCTGTCTACCGTCCAAATCAACACGCCCACGCTGGTGTACAAAGCAAACTTGTAGATGGCCCCACTGAGCCACACATTGGCCTCGCCCCGGCTGTCTAGGACAATGGGGTTAGTGTTGGCGCTGACACCAGTACTGTCGGTGTAGGTGGCTAGTGGCGTAGTCGAGCCAGCCTCGTAGGTATACAGCAGCCCACCAGCCAGCGGTGCGCCGTTGGCATCAAAGAATTGCAGCTTTGGCGTTGGAGCCAGTGAGGTGGTAGCCATATTACATACCTTGGTTTGGTGGCGGCATCATTTGGCCCATCTGGTCTTGGCCCATCATCGGCTCCATTGGCATAGAACTCATCAGATCACCGCTGGTTATCATGCCCTGCACAGTCCCCAGCACAATCTCTTGTATCTGGTCAGGCGTCATGGCGGCAGCCATTGCGGTCATGCGTTTGGTTTCTACATCGTAGGCTTTGACCTCAGAGTCAAACCGCTTGATCTCCAAAGTCTGCGCTTCCATTGACTGCTGGACGTTTTGCAGCATTTCTTGCATCTGCTGCATTTCTTGCCCCATTGCCTGCATCTGCATATTGGCGGCTTGCAGGGCTGGGTCTTCATCGTCGCTCAACAGTTTGGGATCAATGGTCTTAGCCAACTCATCTGCCCCAGGCCAATCCATTGCCTTGACGAACAAGTCGCCTGCAATTCCCATGAGCGCCGGGTTGCCTTGCAGCAGCTGGGCCATCTCTTCCCGTGTCTCTTGGCGTCTGGTGCTGTAGCTGGGGCCGGTGGTCACCACCACATCGTACTTGCCGACATTGGGGTTGTAGATTTTGTCAATCTCAATGCCTTCTTGATTGACGATTCGCTTGACCGGCATCTCTTGCGACGGGTCAATCTTTGCCATCTCAGTATCGCCATCCTCGCCAATAATTCGGGCAATACGCTGGGTGTCGTAGATTTTGGGAATCATGTCCAGCAGTTGCCGGGTCACATAGCGAATGGCACGGGCTAGGTTGTCAACATAGTGGTAAGTACCAACGTCACCCTCGCGTTGACGGGCCAGAATAGCCTTGCCGCTGCGCTCATTACCGCCCATGCCCAGACTAGCGTTGTACTGCCCTGTTGCCGCTTTAATGTCCTCAGATGCCCCTGATTTGGCTTGCAAAAGGCCAGTAGAGGCCATCGGGGGTTGGGCACGTTGGGGCAGTGGCAGGGTAGCACCAGCACCATCAGTCACATCGGGATTGACCTCAAGGTAGGGCCAGTTGGTGGTGTTGGCAGTCTTCCACTGAGTCTCGTAGCCTTCAAACTGCCCACCGTAGCCAATGAACGGGGCTTTAGGCGCCAGGGCCAGCATCTCTGCTTCTTGGCTTACCCAGTAGTTGTACATCCGCTGGGCGTCCTTGGCGTTTCGCACCAGACCAGAGACATAGATTTGTCCGTTGACCTCAAACTCATTGCCAACCACCCGCACAATGGGGATGTATTTACCCGCCCAATCGCGCTTCTCCAACACCTCGTAACCGTTGGTCTTGACCCAGCAAACCTTCTCCCGCTGCGAAATCCGAGTCTTCAGCGGCTTGCCGTAGAGCATCTTGAGTTGCTTGTCATCGGGCGTGTTGTTGAACGCCGTGATGTTGTTGGGGTACAGGTTGAGTGTCTCGGCCTTGTACTCCCGATAGAAATACTCCGCAATCCGCACTGTCTCATCGCGCAGCCATTGCTGTAGGTCTTGGTCGCCAATCCCAAGGGACTGCAAACTACTGATAGGCGCAGCGTCTGGGTACAGGCGCTCGTACTCGTCTTTTGGCACATCGTCCGTGACAAAGCACCACCGGGCATCCGCACCGCATGGGTCTTGAATGGCAGGATCCATGTAGACCGAGAATGAGTTGCGAATCCGCCCAATCTTCAGTTCTTGGTCAAAGCTGTTCTCGTCGCAGTATTCAGTTAGTACGCGAATGTAGCCTTCGCCATAGGTGACTTGGTTCTCGCAGGCAGTCGCGTAGGCAATGTCAGCGTCACTGATGTATTCAATGTGCCGCACTATGCCGTTGAATATCTCCGCCATCTCAGGGTCAGCAACGTCATCCGCAGGTATCACTTTGCCACTTGGCTTGTTGTACCGTTGGTCGTTGGTGACTTGCCGCACGTGTTGCGGCAGCTTGTTAATAGTCAGGCAGGGTCTGGCGTTGATGGTTTGCCCTTGGACGGCCCCGCGAGTCGCCAGTACGTCAGCAGGCCATTGCCACTGGTTGTCTGGACTACCCGCCATGAACCGCAAGTCATCCAGTTCATTGCCCCGGCTCTCACTGTAGGCATCCACCGCCATTGTCATGCGCGAGCGCATGGTGGACAGCATATCGCTGTACTCTACGTCATCGCCCCCACCAACATCGGCAACCTTGCCAACCTTGTTAATGCCGGTGTAGTCAACCATTACTTTGCTTTCTTAGCCGGTTTAGACGAATTCTTAACAGCATAAGCTATCGCCACGGCCTGTTTGACAGGCTTGCCTGCCTTGACCTCGGCCCTGATATTGGCCTTGAACGCCGCAGGCGTAGGTGACTTTTTGAGTGGCATTATTTCTTCTTCGCCGTCTTGGCAGAATTCACAAAGTCTTGCTTGCTAGGCGCTGCCTTGCTGCCGACTTTGTTCATCTTCTCGCCAGAGCCAGCCTTGATGCGGTCTTGCTTGGCGTTGATGTTGGCATAGAGGCCAGGTTTAGCTGATTTCATATTAGCACTTCCATCGTTTAAGGGCTGCTTTAGCCCGTTCGCCATCTTTGGCATTAGCCGCTACTGCGCCCATTCTTGCACAAAATGAATCCTTGCGGCCCTGATCAGCCTTGGTCTTGGGGTTAGGCGCAGGAGCCTTCAAGTTAGAGCCAGTGGCTGCATTGTAGACAGCACGGCCCTTGGCAGTCAAACCAGCGCCCTTGGACGTTGGCAGCTTCTCGCCTCGCCCAACTGATAGAGATACACCTTTTTTCATTCAACTACCCATCCATCCAGTAGACACCGCCGAGTGATCCGAGTACCTGCGAGGCGCGGCTTCACGGTACTCCCGATGCGCCACAGGAAAAGCAAACGTCACGCAAATTGCATCCGCAGCGTCTGGACTGGCTAAACCCCGTGCTTTCATCTCTTTCTTGCTCTCCAAGAAGATCGTACCCCGTGAGTCAGGCTTCATCAAGGGGCTAATTAGGTCTGTTTTAAGAAACCTATCCTGCGGAATACTAGCAGATTTCAACCAATCTTTCATATCCCCCCACATCTGCGC